GCATTGGATAGTGCAAGAAAATAAAAACATTAAAAAATTTATTAATCATCAGCCACTAGCTAACCTCTAGTGGCTTTTTTCATTCCATACAGTTTGCCAAAATTTAATCCTTAATCAAAATCGGGTTATCCATGCAGTGTTTACGCATTGGCTGCCACCAGGGGCATCCCTGGCAGGTGCCTGTGCGTAATGGCACCAATTTTAAGGGGATTAAATTATGGCTATAGCTGAATTGAAAAGCCTTCAGGCTGAAAGAGTGGAAAAGGTTGCCAAGTTGGAAGAATTGGCCAAACGCCAATTGACACCAGAAGAGCAACAAGCATTTGATGACTTGGCTGCAAATGTTGCTGCCATAGATGAAAGGGTGGCTGCCCTAGAATCTGATCTGGCCATGAACAGCCAGAGGGAAGCAAACAGCAACAAATTGGAAACTATTAAGCGGTCTTCCAAGAAAGCATTTCCAATTGTTGCACCCAATGTGGTTACTGATTTGAATGACAAAAAAGCCACAGCAAACAAGGCTAATGCCATCAGGGGCTGGTTCCTCAAGGGCACCAGAGGATTCAGATCTGAATTTGCCAATGCTGCCCATGAAATCGGCTTGGACCTAAACAGCAATGAATTAAGCCTTGAAGCCCGTGCCCAGGGAATTGGATCCACCAGCATTGGTGGTGCCTTGGTCAATGATGAATTCTATGGCACACTTACCCAAGCCTTGAAGGATTACAATGGGGTTAGGCAAGTTGCCACTGTTATCAGCACCAGCAATGGATCAAACATCCAGATGCCATGTCTTGATGACACCAGCAATTCTGGAAGCTTGATTGCTGAAAATGGTTCCATCAGTGAAGTTGCCTTGACCTTCAGCAACAAAACCATGGGAGCCTATAAATTCAGTTCTGGCCAGGTTCTAACCAGCTATGAACTTTTGCAGGATTCCTTGATTAATGTTGAATCCCTGGTGGCAGAGCAAGCCGGGATTAGAATTGGCCGGATTCAGGAATCTTACTTCACGACCGGGACTGGAAGTTCCCAGCCCCAGGGCTTGGTAGTTGGAAGTGCTGCAGGTAAAACTGCTGCTGCTACCAATGCTTTCACTGTGGATGAGATCATTGATTTGGTCTTCTCAGTTGATCAGGCATATAAACAAAATGGCAATGTTGGCTTCATGTGTCACCCATCAATCTTGGCAGCTATAGCCAAATTGAAGGATGACAATGGATCACCAATATTCAGCCAGACCTATGCAGGTGCAGATGCCAGGGTGCCTTCCATCCTTGGTTATCCTGTCACCCTCAACAGCAACATGGCATCAAGCCTTGCTGCCAGTGCCAAGGTTCTTTTGTTTGGTGATTTCAGTAAGTATTTTGTGCGTGATGTTGCTGGTGATGGTGGACTTACAATAGTCCGTCAGTCAGAAACCTATGCAACCTCAGGACAGATTGGCTGGGTTGCCATTCACAGGTCCAGTGGCTTGTTGCTTACCGCAAATGCAACCACCTACAATCCTGTCAAACATTTGGTGATGGCTGCATCCTAATGAAAGTCATCATGCTAAAATCCCTGGTTGGTATCGGAAGATCTTTTCGAGCCAACCAGACTGTTGATCTTCCAGAAGATGTTGCTGCTGAGTGGTGCAGGATCGGCTATGCCAAACCTGCATCACCACCAGCACAGTCAGAAAAATCCATTTCTAAAATTCAGCCTGAGGTGAGAAATGAACCTTCAAGGATCAGTCCAGGTGGTGACACCACCCACCCAGGAACCAGTCAGCCTGCAAGAGGCAAAAAACCATCTAAGGGTTGATGGATCACAGGATGATGCATTGATCCAGATGTGCATCAGTTCAGCCCGGATCTTTTTTGAAAAAGCCTGTGAAATTTCCACACTGCAATTGAATCTGGATGCCTTCCCAGAAGTCATCTATCTTCCCATGGGTCCCACCACTTCTGTGATTGATGTGGAATACACAGACACCAATGGGGATGATCAATCATTGGCAGACTGGAATGAGGATCTTGCCAGCATCATGGCCAGAATCACCCCAGCCCTTGATGAAGAGTGGCCACAAACGGCATCCATCATTAATGCTGTGTGGGTCACCTACACCACAGGTTGGGCACCATCAGCAGTGCCAAAACTTTTAAAAAGTGGAATCTTGTTTTATGTGGGCCACCTGTTTGAAAACCGGGAAGCTGCCACCACAGGAACATTGAATGAAGCACCACTGGCAGTGCAATCCATCATTCAACACTTTGCATCAGGGGTTTATCACTGATGAAATCTGGCCAGTTACAGCACAAGATTGAAATCCAGTCCCCTACTGAAACACGGGACAGCATGGGTCAGACTGTCACGACCTGGCAAACCACCCAGGTCAGATGGGCTGCCATCAATCCACTATCAGACCGGGAACAGTTCTATGCCAGCCAGGTCAGGCCTGAGACCACCCACAGGGTCATATTTAGGTACTTTGACACATTGACCCACAGGCACAGGTTAAAAAGAGATAATCGAATATTCGACATTTTAAGCATCCTAAACCCCAATGAATCCAATGAAATGCTTCAGGTGGATGTGGTGGAAAGGGTGAAGTGATGTCAAAGCTTGATAAATCTATTTTGATAAAAAAGGGAAAGGTCAATATTGAAGGCCTTGATGAAATTGTCCAGACATTCAGAAATCTGACTGGTGACAAGGCTGATGGAAAATTGGTCCAGGCAATGCGGTATGCTTTGAAGCCACTTCAGGAAAAGGTGAAATCTCTGGCCCCCAAGAAACGCAAGGGAGACAAAAACCATTTGAAGGCTACCAGTGGACTTTTAAAAAGATCAATCAGTTTCAAATCAAAAAAATACGGCAGGGGGCAAAAGAAAAAAGTGGTTGGACTGGTTGGTCCAAAACTAAGGATATTTTCAGATTCCAAGGGAAACAAAATCAGGCCTTACTACTATGCCCATTTGGTGGAAAGGGGAACAGCTTCCCACACAGTGAAATCCATGTCAAAAAAAAGGCAAAAAGAACTTGGTGACAAATTGCAACAAAATCAACTTAGGTCTTGGACTCATCCTGGGGCTAAGGCCAAGGCATTCATGCAACCCGCATTGAAATCTGTTGGTCCTGAAATCTTTGAACGATTTACAGCCAAGGTAAAGGAAATCCTGCAGACTATTGGAACCAAGAAAACAAGGGGTCCAAAATGATTGAAGCAGATCTTTATTCTTATTTGACGGGCCAGACAACCATAACCAATTTGATATCTACCAGCATCTTCCCAGATGCTGCACCCCAAAGTGCAACACTGCCAATGATAATCTTCAGCAAGCAATCAACAGACAGGGAAATCACCTTGAAAAGGGCTGTGGGAATTTGCACAGCCAGAATTCAACTGGATGTCTTTGGTTCAACCCGTACAGTTTGCGAAAACATCATTGAAGCCATTAGACTGAGGACAGATGGATTCCAAGGCAACTGGGGCACCACCTATATTTTCATCTGCAAATTCGATTCTGAATCTGTTGGATGGGATCTGGAAAATGCCAAGGACACTGGAATTCACAGAGCCACAGTGGATCTGGTTGTAACTTTTTCGGAATCTGTCACAGACTTTTTTGGAGGCTAAGCCATGGCGATTCAAACAGGATATGGTGTCACTCTTACGGCTGGAAGTGAAGTTGCTGAAGTGCTGAGCATCACCCCACCCAGCAGCAAAATCACCAGCATTCAAACCAGCAATCTAAGCACTGATAATCAAACACACACTTTCATTGCCGGATGGGAAGATCCTGGTGAAATGACATTTCAGTGCCACTTTACAACAGCAGGATGGGACGCATTGAACGCATTGGCAGTGGCTCGGACAGCAAGCAACTTTGTCATGGCCCTTCCAGCACCCAACAGCAAGTCCATCACTGTAAGTGGTTTCATCACTTCCAGGCAAATTGACAACATAGTTGGTGATGAGGTCATCAAGGCTTCATTCACAGTCAAAGTCAGTGGAATTTGTTATCCAGATTAAGGAGTTTTTATGGCTCTAGACAGGGCACAGATCCTTTCCAAGAAAAACAACCTGCCCAGGCAGGAAATCCAAATAGAGGAATGGGAAGGGTCTGTGTGGGTCAGGTCCCTGACAGTTGGGGAACGGGACCAGATAGACAGTGAGTTTAATGCTGCCAAGTCAAAAGGCAAAACCCCAGATAATTTAAGGGCAAGGATGTTGGTTAAGGGTTGCTGTGATGATGCTGGAAACCCACTTTTTACGGAAGCGGATTTGCCAGAAATTAACAAACTTCCAGCCACCATTTTGGAAAGAATCTTTGATGGCATCCTTAGGGTCAATAAGATCGGTCCTGGTGCTGTAGAGGAACTGGAAAAAAACTAAGGGAGTGTCCACCCAGATTATTCCTTTTCAGGCTGGCAGGTCATCTGGGACGGACAGTGGAAGAGATTCAGGAAATGCCCCATTCAGAATTCATGGAATGGGTTGCACTGTCAAAGATAGAACCCTTGGGTGATGCTAGGATGGATTACCTTTTCGGTTTGATGATGATGACAGTGGTTTCCTGTGTGTCCAGCAGCAAGCACACACTTCAGGATTTCATCCCTGACTGGCTGGGTGAAAGATCCAAGGGGATGGACCCATTAAAAGTTTTTGATGCCTTAAAGGGCATGGCCAAAAAGGGTGAATGATCATGGCTGACACATCATTGGGACGGGCCAGTCTAAGTGTCACGGCAGATCTTGGCGGTTTTGTCACATCCCTGGACACTGCATCAAATAAAATCCAAGCTTTTGGTTCATCCAGTGTGACTGCAGCCTTGGAAGCAAACAAGGTAACCAACACCACTGAAAAGGTGACCCAATCACTTCAAGACCTTCAACAGGCTGCAGTGAAAGGTGCAATCAGCATTGCAACTCACAAGCATCAGGTATTAAGTGCAAAGCTTTTGACTGATGCACTGGTCCTGCAGTCTGATGAAATATTGGAACTGACTTATAATGAAAAAAGCCTAGCTTCCCAGCAAGCACACCTTATCACTTCACAGAAGGAATATGAATTCAGTCTGCTTGAATCTGGGAAGGGTATGCAGGAAGCAATCAAAAATATTGAGCTACAAACCCAAAAACAAAAGACACTGGAACTTTCCACCAAAAAACTGGTGGCTGAAATGATGAGTTCCAACAGTGTGAACATTTCCAATGTCGCATCCCAGAAAACATTGAGTGCTGAAATCGAAATAGCGAACAGGAAATTGGAACTTCAGACCAGGCAGATGATGTTGGAAAGTGGTGCCACCAAGAAACTTCATGATGAATTGGTCAAGCTTGAGGAACAGGAAAAAGCCATGGCCTTGGCTGAAGACAAGGTCAAGGGAATCAATCAGCCAGTGCCAGTGATTGAACCACCAAAGATTGATACCAATACTCCCAAGTATGTCCAGGAGCAAATGAACCTTAAGTCTGGAACAGACCTTGCAACCAAGGCACTTGAAC